CAATTTACAGCCGTAATCCTGATATCACTTGCTCGACAAACGACAAGGCTGACGAACCTTTTACGACGTGTTTGCAAGCCGTACTCAACGCTGTGTTTCAACGTAAGAACCTGATGAATGTTAAGAACAAGGTGAAACGCGGTGCAGGCTTTGCTTTGTTGACCAACTTCGGCGCACTCAAGATTGATTGGACGAAGAAGGACGACTCGGTTGAGATGGCGCTCGAGGAGGTTCAGCGTGTCAGTCAAGAACTGATTACCGCGAAGAATCAGGCTCGTGTTGAGGAGCTTTATGGACAGCTTGCTTCGCTCGAATCATCTATGGATGTGCTTAAGCCAGGTGGGCCGAGCATGAGTGCGATCATGCCGCACAATCTGATTATTGATCCATTTGCTGAGGAGCCAGATGGTAGCGATGCGAAGTGGATGGCTGAAAAAATTTGGTATCCAACAGCAGGATTGGCCGAGAAATTCACGTATAAAGACCCAGAAACTGACGCAGATGCACTCGATGCGCCACGAAAGTTGATTTACAAGCCTACGCATCAGGCGTCGCTGAGCGCTGGACAAGGTGGCCAACGCGATGACGGCTTGGGAATGGTTCTGCGCTCGTTGAGTGGCGATACCGCAGATCAACCATTGAGCTTTGAAGACCCAGAGCGCCGCGCGTACATCGATCAGTACTTTACAGAGTGTGTCCTGCTTTGGGATAAGCAGATGCGCCGCGTGTACCTGTTCCACTCGGAAGACTGGTCATGGCCGTTGTGGGTATGGGATGATCCTCTTGGAACGAGTAGGTTTTTTCCGTACTTCATTATCGGTTTCATAATGAGTACGGGAGGAACTGTCAGTGTCGGAGAGAGTGCGTACTACCTCGATCAACAGGACGAGATTAACGACATCAATCGGCAGATGGCACGCATTCGTCGAAGCGTATTCGATAATTTCTACTACAATTCCGACGTCATTACGCCGGATGACGCCGAAGCGTTTGTTAAAAGTCTACGTGGTGAGACGCAAGGGGCGAAGAAGCTTCTGGGTATTAAGGCCGGTGAGAACGGTAAGATACAAGATTGTATTCAGGCATTCGCACCGCCATCACTTCAGTTTGAACAGCTATTTAATAAACCGGCAATTCTCGAATCGATCAATCGGATCACGAATACAAGCGACGCTCTACGCGGGGTACAATTCAAGACTAACACTAACGTCGCGAGTGTTCAATCGTATCAGGAGTCCATGAGACTTAGTGTTGGTGCGAAGGTTGATGTGATCGAAGATACGGTTGCGGATATTGCGTTGTCGCTGGCTGAGTTGTGTGTGCAGAACTACGATCAGGAAGACGTTGCCAGTCTTGTTGGCGATGCAATGGCGGCTGCGTGGGAACAGATGGATGTCAAAACGTTCACCCAGAAGATCAGTGTGGAGATTGTTGCAGGTTCGATGGAAAAACCAAATTCCGTATTTAAGAAGAAGGAGGCAATTGAGGTTGCTCAAGCAGTTGGACAATTTGCGCGTGCGGCGCCTGGATCGGTGACTAAGATTATGCTTGGCGCATTACAACAGGCATTTACTGAGTTGACGATTAAGCCTGAAGACTGGTCAATGATCGATCAGGAAATCTCGGCGTCGATGCAAAAGGGCGTATCGACTCCGGGAGCGGCACCTGGAGGCGGTGCTCAGCCTGGAAGACCTGCGGGTGTTGGAGCCGATCCACAACAATTGATGGAGCGTGCGAGACAACTGCCGCCGGAGGATAAGGAACAAATACAACAAATGAGCCAATCCGGTGCCGACGGACCAACGATACTGAAATTCATCCAAAGTCGTACGGGTGCCGGATGATTAAATATGGGCGGTTAACTGCTTTGTATCCTATGGGTAAGGATAGCAGTAGGAATGTGATCTGGGCGTTTCTGTGTGAGTGTGGAGGTACTAAGATAGCCAGAATGGCACATGTTAGATCGGGTAATACGGTTAGTTGTGGCTGTTATCGCATCGATCATGGACACTGTGCAAACGGTAAGGTGTCAAAAACATATAGAGCCTGGATGGATATGAAAAGTCGGTGCTTGAATCCTAATGCCACAGGCTATGACGATTACGGCGGTCGAGGCATCAAGATATGCGGAGAGTGGGTAAATAGCTTCGAGCGATTTCTTGAAGATATGGGAGAAGCTCCGATTGGCATGATGCTCGAAAGGATAGACAATAACGGGAACTATGAACTGAGGAATTGTAAATGGGTCACAAGGTTAGAGCAGAATCGCAACCGACGACCCTTTAAACGCACAGGAGCAGGGTAAATGGCTGAAAAGAACCTGTCGAACACGGCAGCGGAAGATACCGTATTCGAAAACCTCGGACTCACTCGGGCAGACCTTGGTATTGAGGACCAAGGAAGTGGGAATGAAGACCTCGATCAGGGCAGTGGAAATGAAGACCTTGATCAAGGTTCAGGACAAGAGGATTTTCAATTCGGTGACATCGAGGATCAGCAACAGCAACGACAGCCAACGCGGGACCAGCAATCTCGTGTGAGTCACACAGACTCTCGACTGCCACAAGGTGCCGAAGTCAAGGCGGATGCGAAGGGGAACCTTGTCAATGCTCAGGGCCAGATTGTGGCTCGGGCTGGTAAAGAAGCTCGTTTGTATCAAGACCTACACAAGACGCGACAACAAGTTCAGGGTTTCGAGCGGCGTATTAATGATGCTGAGGGTCGCGTTCGTAAGGCTGTAGAAATTGGTCGTGGGCTGCATGAAAGGTTGACGACGTTGCAGGCCCAGGCTGATTCCGTAAAACAGTTTGGGCTGGATCAGGGTGAGCATTTGACCGCCTTGCGTCTGTTCAAAGAGCTTCGAGACAACCCACAAGCAGCCATAAAAAATATCTTGACAAGAGCCGCAACAAATGGTATAAATGTAGCTGAGCTAGGTTTGACTCCAGGCGGAATCGATTCCAAGTCACTGATCGATGTCATCCGTCAAGAGTTAGGTTCAGCGATGAACCCCCTCCGAGAATCCACGGAGGCGGCGAGGAAGGCCAAGGAAGTCGCGGACAGACAAGAAGCACGTACCCGCGAAGTCCAAGGTGAAGTAGCTAACTTCTTCGACTCGAACCCGGACGCTCGCCAATACCTTCCGGTGTTTACACAGACGATCCAGAAATTCCCAGGGATGACCCTTGGGGAAGTCTGGGCACGTATTCAGTTACAACTAGCGACGAACCCCCGACAGGGGCGTACGAACTCGCAGAGGCCCAACGGCCGACCGCGAAGTCTCCCAAATGGCCGTGGCGCACCGATGAATGGTGGCGACGGCGACATTGCACCAGTAACGGAATCCTACGACGCAATTATCCAGAAGGCTATGCGCGAAGCTGGGATGACGAACTAGTGTGATTCACACAACTCTAATGGAGACTTGGCACCATGCCAGCCCTTGACACCGTGATCAATGCAATGCTGACGCGGAGTCGTGCGAAGCTTATCATGGCCTCGGCGATTTCCGGTACTGTCAGCGCCTACCTACATGCTAAGAAGCGTGTAGTTGTGGAAGACGGCGGACCCCAGATCAGCAATCCGTTGATTGTCGGTCTGAACCCGAACGTCACGTCGATGCAGTACTATGATCAAGTTCCTGTCAACCAGACCAACGAGTTCACGACGGTTAACTATACCATGAGTCGCGTCGTGGGATCGCTGATCATTTCGGATCAGGAAGAAGATGAAAACCAAGGTCGAGCTGTCATCTTTAAGATTCTCAAAGGCAAGATCATGGCGCTCGACGAATCTATCTCACGTCAGTTCGCCACTTACCACACTAGCATTGGAACTGGAACTGATCCGAATGGCCTTGGGAATCTCGTCCCAGCCGATCCCACCACAGGGTCAGTCGGTGGTATCAGTCTTGCGACCGAATCGCAATGGCGAACGTCAAGTTACAACTTCGCCGGAACCCTCACGCCAGAGAATATCGAAGAGGCTTTTGACGACATCATTGAACTAGACCTGAACCGTTCGAGTGATGGTCAGGCGTCGCCGAAACCTACGGTCATCTTCGCAGGCCGCAATATCTATCGTATGCACAAGGCTGCGGCACGCGATAAGACCGTGATTCAGCTTGGCGAAACCGGTACCGGTAAGAAGCTGATCAACCTTGGCATCACCGGCACGACACACAATGGCATCCCGCTGTTGTTCGACGAGAAGCTTCCGCCGAACGTCGCCTACTTCATCAATGAAGAGTATCTGACGCTGCACGTTCTTCGCGGTGTCAATATGAAGATCAAGCAACTGGTCGCGCCCTGGGATACGGACGCAGCCGGTCGTCGTGTCGTGTGGGAAGGTCAGCTTTGTAGCTGGCGCGGCTACAGGACACACGCTTACCTCACCAACTAACCTGTGTGACTCACACAGAGCAGGAGTTAACATGCTTGCAGTAGGAACACAGGGAGCACGGCTCGCCTACGTGGTGGTTGATCTCAATGAGACAATCGGCACTGTTCTGCGGCCTGTGACGACGTGGACCAAAAGCGGCGGGCTCAAGACCAAGATGATTGCGGAGCCTGCTGGCTACATGGTTTATTTCCCTCGTGGACACGTTGTGCGCCTCCGTAACAAGGAGGAGCTTCGCCACTATAAGGTCGACGGGCCTGCACCGATCATCAATCTGCAAGGGTTGAATGATCCGAACAGCCCCATCGGCCGTATGCTGTTGTCCCAAGACGATGCAGTTCGTCGTGGGGCAATGGAGTCCATGGAAAAGCAGGTCATCAGGCTTGCGACGGCGAAGACTGGTCCAGTCCTCATGCCCGAGCAGCTTGAACAGACGGAAGTGGAGGCAGCCTAAATGTTGCAAGATCGTCAAGCCTTTGCAGTTGGCCTTAACATGTATGTGCCAGCAATGGCATATGGCTGTGGGGCCATTCATGGTGTGCCGTTTCGAGCGTATATCGGCATTCCCGCAGCGTCGGCCGCAGGGACGATTGCTACTCTGATCCCTGTGAACACTGCGAACGGAACGGTTGCGTATCTATCATCGCCTGTGCAAATCGATGCTAGGTACGGACGTGTGCTCTCCGTCACTCCGTCCGGTGTTCCTGGCACGAACAATGTGGTCGACATTCTGGGGTACGATTACCTCGGTCAGCCGGTCACGGAACGTATTACAGGTGCGGCAGCGGCGGCGACGTTGATTGCTGGCCTGAAAGCGTTCAAGTGGGTGCTCGGTACTCGAATCGTCACGACAGCTTCCAACGCCGTGACATGGAGTATCGGTGTTGGTAACGGGCTCGGTCTTCCGTGGAAGGGTAATATTATCACAGCGGCAGAGGGCACGACCATCATGAGTGCGGCGCAGATCACGACCAATACTACTGCGCCTGTGCTCACCGATCCGCAGACCGCTATCACAGGCGATCCTCGCGGTATCTACACGCCAACTTCAGCACCGAACGGTGTCCTCGCTTATCAGCTTGGCATCGCTGGTGATCCTTCTGTAAACGCAGCCGGCAACGGTGGCCTCGTCGGAATTAGACATTTCGGCGGTTAAGGCTGTGTGAGTTACACACCCGATCAAGTCGGGTGCAAGCGTACAACGGGAGCGGAGGAGGCAGTAGTGAGCGCGACCATACGAAGCATCGTTGACGCCGCGCTCACTATTGTAGGTGAGGTCGCCGGTCCTGGCGTGCAGATGTATGCAGACGATCGGATGAAGGCTGATTGTATTCGTGCGTTCAATATGATGTTCAAGAAGTACAACTGGGATCAATACCTTGGTTGGTTCGCGATTACGCTGGACGGTGTTACTGGTAGGCCACTTGTGGGGCCATTCGAACAAGTTAAGGACTTTGAAGACTTCATCGCAGCGTATCCGGTAGGGAGTGGAGCAGCTATTCCATTCGTGCCAAAGAAGTCCAATCCTGGCGCGTGGATACCGTCTGGAACCAATGTTTGTGCATGGGGAAGCCTCAATGCGTCAAACCCTGCCTATCCGAAATGGAAGCTGCAATTCTACCCGCTTACGGCAGTCGGTTCGATTAACGTGTTGGCGAAGGTATATCCGCTTGTGCCACCAGCAGTTGCGTTTGACTGGGCGCAAGTATTCTACATCGACGAAGACCTCCTCGCCTATGCGACGGCATACATGACGCTTTCTGGAGACGATTTGAACGCGGGTTCGGCTGATGTGGTTCGGAACTTGATGGAAATGCGATACAAGGATGTGATTGGTGCGCTCGCGAAGCATCCGATCTCGATCACGGCAGGTGGTCCTGTGATCCCAAATCGTTGGACCGAATACGCATACTAACTTGTGTGAGTCACACAGATGAACGTCTCCGTTTTCCCAGGTGGTTTCAAGAGCCCTAAAGGCAATAAGCTTGAAAACATCACTCTGCGTGGGTTCGGTGGTGGCTGGAATGCCATCGAAACCGATCTCCAGATGGACTCGACCTTTCTGGTTAAGGTACGGAACTTCAGACGTACTCCTGGTGGCACGCAGAAGATCAGGTTCGGCTCGAAGTGGTTCGCGGACCTAAGCGATACGCAGGCTGGTGCCCGTATCGTGAATATGATCTATTTCTCAGCTAATATCATCTGCGTACTCTCCAATGGACATATCGTCGCGATCGATGGGAATGGGGATAAGCTTGTTATCTGGAACGCGGCGATCGCGGCGTTGCTACCTGGAGCGCCTGCTGGTTGGTCAACGAACCTCGATACGGTCTATCCTAATGGTTCGCCGCAAAAGGCTTCTGTTGATTTCGTTGCATACAAAAATCAACTGATTATTCATAATGGGCTAGATAAACCTGTAACCATTAGTCGTGATCTTGAAGTTACATATCTTCAAGACCTTGCGACAGGATCAAACGTCAACGTTCCTGTTGGCCGCTATGGATGCGTGGTTTCGAACTATCATTGCGTGGCAGGACTCATTCCAGTTGATGCACTCGATTGGGTAAACAGTCACGCATATACTAAAGGTGAATACGTTGCTAATCCTGCTGATGGAGGACTGTTTGTCTGTCTTGTAAACAACACAAGCTCAGCAGGACCAACGACGTTCGCGCAGGAAATGATAGCACATCCTACGTACTGGAGTGCGTCAAATAGAAATTCGCCGACACTGATTTATGTTTCCTCGGTAGGAACTGCTGGAACGTTTCCTGGCGATCCTATTCCGAATGACTCAATCGTTGTTGACGTAGGTGCGTTTGCTCCTCAAGGTGCGGTTGCTATTCGAGGGATTGCAGGGTTCAGGTCGAACTTGCTTGTATTCTTCCAAGATCAAACCGTCATTGTGAAACTAGGAACGTATAATGATGCAAGAATACATGAGCCGTTCTTTCCTGATACGATGCCGTCCTTTGGCATCCTTGGTCATCGATGTTACACGCCTGTTGAAAATGACTTGCTATTTTCCGGACTTGGTGGAATGGCAAGTGCAAGGCGGAATCTGCTCAGTGTGTCCGGTACGTTGGAGAGTCAATCCCTTAGCGAACGAATTGAGCCTGAGTTCCGAGAGAACATCGGTAACTTGACAGACGAGCAACAACTAAAAGATTGCTTCCAAATCTATGATCCGCTGTCACATGATATGCTTTTGTTCACTCCGAGTGGACAGATACTTACGTACAGTTTCAGCACGAAGCTTCGATACAGTGCATGGTCGGAGTTTAGCAATATTAGTGTGCAGTGTGGCTGTAAGTCGTTTCTAGGTCGTGTGTTCTATGCAGATACGCTTAGAGTGTATCAACATGGCAATGCTGTGTATGAAGGAGAAGACTACTTTAGAGATCGCATCGAGAACCGTGATAAGATTTGGGCGAACGCAACAGGTTACGTGCCTGGAGACTTGGTGCTCGATCCTACTAATGAGATCGTGTACAACTGCATTGTGGGTCACACAAGCTCTGTAGCGCCTGCGACGTTCGCCCAAGATCGTAACCTTCTCCCTTCGCGGTGGGAAGCATATGAAGGTATCAATATTCCGTTTGAGATGGAGCTTCCTTGGCTCGACAGTAAAGACCCAATGCGGGTGAAGATGCTGCGTTTCATTTCTATTGCGACGAAGGGCGACTCTGAGTTCACGGTCAATGCGTATGTGGATAACCTATACAAGAACGTCACGGGCGTGCAGATTTTCCCTCCAGCCCTCTCGATGGACTTCATTGGGAACGAAGCGATCGGTTTTGGTTATGATGCAGGGCCTTATGGTGGTGGACGTAGAAGCGATGATCCTAGATTGTACAAGTTTCCTGTTAAGTTCAAGAAGCTGAAGATTGCAATCGTCGGAGCCAGGGCAGGTAATCTTGAGATCGTGAACATGTCGTTTCTGTTCTCGCGTGGTAAGTATAAGCGGTGACTCGTGTGTGACTCACACAACTGAAAGATAGTGCAATGACACTCAGTTACACACTTCATCTAAAACTCGCGGTACCGGACTTTCTATCTGAGCCGTGGCACGCTGAATTTGCAGCGGCTATGGACTCGATTGACCGCGCGTTGTACGAAGGGATCGTTGTTCAAGGCTCAACGCTTTGGATGAACAGCACGGTGTATATTATCGGCGATATGGTGGTCAGCCCAGACAATGGGTCGATCTATGTTTGTGCTGCCGCCCATACAAGCTCACCTGCTCCACAGACGCTTACGCAGGAACTGATCGACCATCCGACATATTGGGGAGCACTTGCTGCGTCGCAGTTAGCTACGCAGGCTGAGGCCGAGGCAGGTGTTGAAAATTCGCACTATATGTCTCCGCTCCGTACACGACAGGCAATCATTGCGCAGATTGGTAGCAGTGGCACGTTGCTAGCGTTTACATCGTCGGTCAGTCCGCCTCCGACACCGCATAAGGGTGATTTCTGGTACGATCTAACAACGGGCATACTGTCTGCGTACATCGATGACAACAACACGCTGCAATGGGTAGCAATCAATTCGGGTGGTGGCGGTGGAGGTTTTGGACTTGGTGTAGAGCCTCAAGGACGCTTGACGTTACAGTCCGGCGTGTCTGTGATGATTACTAACCAAGCTGCGAAGACTACACTATTTTACACCCCACATAGCGGCAATCAGATTCCGATCTGGAACGGGATTGGTTTCGGATCGAGTGCGTTTACTGAATTGAGCGTACTCACGACCGATACGACGAAAAACCCTGCTGCGATCGGCGCGAGTAAGGTTAATGATTGGTTCGTTTGGAACGACGCTGGTACGTTAAGGCTATCGCATGGTGCTGACTGGACGAATGATACTACGCGAGCCGCAGCAATTAGTAGGGTTTCAGGCATTTGGGTGAACTCGACAGCTATCGCGAATGGTCCAGGGACAGGTGCTGGTACGTTCGTTGGTACAACGAGGTCGAATGCGAGTTCACAACTAGATTGGATAATGGGCGGTACCACTGCTGGTGGAATAGCGGCATTCTTAGGCGTTTGGAATTGCTATAATCGCGTCAACGCTTTGACGGTGGTTCAGGACGCAACAGCAAACTGGACAGCAGGGAGTGGGGTTACCAGACCACTCAATAACTCGACGACCAACAGAATATCTGCCGTCTTCGGTCTGCCTGAAGAGGTAGTCATTGTTAATTCGGTAATATCTGGCAGATCACCGACAGCGCACATCAGTGTAGGTATTGGAGTTAATAGTACCACCGTGATGTCGGGAGCATATAGTGGCAATGCCTTGACCAGTGGGAATACTCCACTTATTGCCGAAGTTCGCACCGTTCCTTTTGGTTTCAATTTCTGGCAATGGCTGGAAGCTTGTTCATCGAATGATGGGGTATTGTTTGGCACCTTTAGTGTATCAACAGTCCCAATATATGCCAATGGGTTGAGCATAAACGCGAGGATGTAATATGGACGCAGGAACACTATACGACGCAATCGTGCCGGTCTGTCCGATCAATGGAACATCGGTAGGTAAATCGGATGATCGTAGTACATGGAAGTTTACCGCTGCGGCTGGTGCTTCTCCAAGTCAATTGGATGCGGCACAGAATGTCATCAATACCATTCCGGAAGATCCACTACCGACACTCGGCACAGATGAATTCATTTCGAGGTTCACCAACGCCGAATACAAAGCGTTGCAGCAACTGCGAACCACAGACAATGGTAAAATGGCTAAGGATTGGGACATTGTTACTTTTGGTTCGAGCATCAATCTAAACAAGCAGCGGACGCAGACCCTAAAGACTAACTTGGTCACTGCTGGCATTCTTACACAGGCTCGTGCGGACGCGATCTTCGTATAAGGTTGTGTGACTCACACAAGGAACTGTTGTCATGGCTATCGATTTTCCAGTCAGTCCTACTGTGGGTCAGCAGTACACCTATCAAGGTGCTACGTATGTATTCTCGGCACAAGGCGTGTGGGTCCAGGTTGCTAATAGCACATCCTCTATCGGAATGGATGTGATACTACGTATCTTCGCAGCTAATACCACGTATGTGCCTAGTACCAACCTAATCTCTGCAATTGTAGAAGTTGTCGGTGGTGCCGGTGTTATTGATGATGCAGCCGGCCTCGCCCAGCAGCATGCTTCTG